CACGAATTTATCCCGAAACTGAGTCAATTTCTGTTTTTGGAGGTGAAGAATTAGTTCCTCCTCAGTACGGAAAGGTCTTTATTAGCATAAAACCACGAACAGGTGATTTTTTACCTAATTTGATCAAAGAAAATATCAAAACTAAGCTTAAAAAGTATGCAGTTGCGGGAATTATACCAGAAATTCTTGATTTGAAGTATCTTTACCTTGAAGTTGACTCTAAAATCTATTATAACACCAATTTAGCACCAAATGCTGCTGCTGTTTCGACTTTAGCAATACAAAATTGCACAAAGTACGGAGAATCAACTGAATTAAATAGATATGGAGCAAGATTTAAGTATAGTAAGTTCCTCAAGGTGATTGATGATAGTGCAGATGCTATTACTTCTAATATTACCACCATTCAAATGCGTAGGGACTTGAGAGTTTTAATTAATGCATTTGCAGAGTATCAAATTGGTTTTGGAAATGAATTCCATATTAAGAGTATGGATGGATATAATATTAAATCTACTGCATTTAAGGTAAGTGGGTTTGCAAATGATCTTTACCTATCTGATATACCTAATACCAATAAAGAAACAGGTTCCCTCTTTTTCTTTACTCTTCCCTCTCCAAATTCAACCAGTCCTACAATCGTTAAGCGAAATGTTGGAAATGTTAATTATAAAAAGGGAATTGTGACTATTAATCCAGTTAATGTGTTATCTGGAAAGATAAAAGATGGTCAACCTACTATAGAAATATCTGCTTGCCCTAAATCTAATGATGTTGTCGGATTACAGGACTTATATTTGCAACTAGATATTAGTAACAGTAATTTTGAAACAGTTGTTGATCAAATTTCCTCAGGATTAGATCCAGCAGCATCAAATTATACCGTAACCTCCAGTTACTCCAACGGAACACTAGTAAGATCATAAGATGGCCGTAAAAAGAGTTCAGTTTAATAATATAGTTCAAAACCAGCTTCCTGAATATGTCAGGGATGAATTTCCGCTGGTTTCTGAATTTTTAAAGACATATTATCAAGCAAATGAATATCAGGGTGCTCCTGCTGATTTAATTCAAAATATTGATCAATATTCTAAAATAGATGAACTTACTAATGTAGTTGATAAGGTTTCTTTGAATTCAGACATCACTGCGATTGATGAAACTATATCTGTGGATATGGGAGCTTATCCGCAAGGAACTGATGGATTCCCAGATTCTTATGGTCTTATAAAAATTGATAATGAGATTATAACTTATACTGGAAAAACAGATACTTCTTTTACTGGTTGTGTAAGGGGTTTTTGTGGAATATCTTCATATAAAGCAGAGACTAATCCAGATGTACTAGTATTCAATTCAACCACCTCTGAGGAGCATACAAAGGGGTCTGAGATAACGAATCTAAGTACTCTATTCCTCAAGCAATTCCTATTAAAAACCAAATATCAGTTATTACCTGGACTTGAAGATAGATCTTTGCATTCTGACTTGAATCAGAATGTTTTCATTAAACAAGCAAAAGATTTTTACTTAAGTAAAGGTACAGACCAATCTTTTGAAATTTTATTTAAAGCATTATATAATGAAGATGTAAAAATCATCAGACCAAAGGAATTTCTTTTTACACCATCTAATGCACAGTATCAAGTAACTAATGATCTAGTTGTTGAAGCAATAGAAGGTGATCCAGTAGATTTAGAACTAGCAACATTATTCCAGGATGAATATGGCACTGATATTGGAAAAGCATATGCTCCAATTACCAGTGTAGAGAAAGTTTTTACAGGAACTGCTACTACCGCATATAAATTAAGTGTTGATGGTGGATATAATAGAGATGTAAGAGTGGATGGTGCAATGTATGGTGCATTCTCCATTCATCCTAAAACTAAAGTAATAGGACAGGTAAGTGTAGGTACTACAACTCTAGATGTTGATTCAACTGTTGACTTTACCCATTCTGGAGAATTGTCTGTAGTTTATAATGATGCTACTACAGGTATTGTTTCTTATACTTCAAAATCAACAACTCAATTCTTTGGATGTTCTAATGTAACGGGAATTATCCCAGATGCTGCAAATATTGGAATCAATACTTATGCATATGGAACATCGGTTAATGATTCTACCAAAACTGTTAAAGTTAGAGTTAATAAGGTTTTAAAGAACCTTATATATCCCGATAAGACTGAAGGATACTCTAAAGGAAATGTTGCCAAGATTAAAACATTAGGTACAAACGATAATACTTTTAAAGGTAAAAATTGGTTTTATAATATATCTCCAATTTATAATGTCACTAAAGTAACATTAGTTGATAATGTCGATTTAGCATATGAAGTAGTTACTGAGAACGATACCATATTTAAGATTGGCGATACTGCTATTCTTAAAGGACATGATGGAATTGATAGAGAAACTACTATTACTTCTTTAAATGCCGCAAATGCTTTTATTATTAAAGGTCAAGGAAATATATCTACTGCTCAAACTTATACTATTCAGCGTCTTTTAAACAAAGGAAGATCAAATACTTTTAATGACCTTGAAAGATATTCTACTGATGTACAAAATGTTTATAAGAAAGATGATGATTTAATAGTAACATCTCCATCTATTCCATCTTACAACGATCAACCATTAAATGTTTCTACTAGATCTGTAGTATTTTCTGGTACATTTAGAGGTGATACCTTTAAAATTTCAGATAGTGAGCATGGATTATATACAGGTGATGCAATTTATTATATTCCTCAGAAAGTGGAGTATACTTATTATGATGCATTCTTTGCAAGTAAAACAGGTGTAAGGGTTAATTCTTCATTGTTTACTACAGATTTGGAATTTGTAGTAACAGGTAATAATGGTGGATCAGAAGTATCTAATAGAGTTCCTCCTAATGAAGGTTTGTATTTTGTTAAACGAATAGATTCTACTACTATTAAACTTGCCCGTAGTCGATCAAATCTTAATAATTCATCCTTTATATTTTTAAACAATACTGCTGTTGTAACTGATTGTATAATTGAACCTTATGCTTTAAGAAATAGTACCTTACAACCTCAGAAATTAGTAAGAAAGATAACACCTCCTATTAGTAGTGGAGTTGTTCATAAAACAGAACCAGGAACTACTGGTGTATTAATAAATGGTGTTGAAATATTAAATTATAAATCTACAGATCAAATAACATATGGAAAAATTAAATCTATTGATGTTGTTGATGGTGGAACTGACTATGACATTATAAATCCTCCTCTATTAACAATAACTGATCAAGTTGGAACAGGAGCAACAGGATTTCTTGCTGTTTCTGGTTCTTTGACAAAAATTGATATTGAAGATACTGGATTTGATTATACTGCACCTCCGATTATTAATATTACTGGTGGTAATGGAAATGGGGCAACTGCTTCTGTAAATATGAGGCAAATAGAGCATAAGGTTTCATTTAATGCTGGTGTTCCTTTTGCAGGTGCTGCTACTACATCTTCAGTTAATCTTGTTGATAATACTATTGGATTTGGGAATGTTTATCATAAATTTAGAAATGCAGAAGAAGTAATTTATAATACCGATGGTCAAACTGCAATTGGTGGACTTACTAAAGCATCAACATATTTTGTAAATGTAAAGGATGCTTATACTATAGGTATTCATTCTACATATCAAGCTGCTATTGATGGAGATGCTCCTATTTCTCTTACCTCTTATGGTGAAGGAAAGCAGTTGTTTAGATCTGTTTTTAAGAAATCTATTGTTGATTCTATAAATGTCACTAATAGTGGAAGTAATTATGAGGTTAAGACAAGAACAGTTCAACCTGTAGGAGTTAGTACTGTTTTAGATAGTATTAATATTGAAAATCATGATTATAGTTCTGGAGAAGTTATTAAATATACAACCGATGGAACTATAATAGAGGGTCTAGTTCATGGATCTGAATATTATGTAACATCAGTTGATAAAGATAATTTCAAATTATCTCTAACAAAAGACTTATATGATACAGAGCAGTATGTTAATATTGGATCAAAAGGTGAAGGTACACAGACATTTAATTATCCTGAAATTAGTGTTGAATTGGTTGGTAGTGTTGGAATAGATCCTGTAGGAGCAGATACATTCAAAGCTAAAGTACAACCTGTTTTCAGAGGAGAAATCACATCTGTACATTTATCTAATAATGGTGTTGGATATGGTTCATCAGAGATTGTTAATTTTGAAAGAGCACCATTTATTAGTTTGACTGCAGGGAGAAATGCTCAATTACAACCAGTTATTAGTAATGGAAAAATTATTGATGTTATTGTTTTAAATAGCGGAAGTGGTTATATTTCTATTCCTGATTTAGATATTAGTGGTGATGGTATAGGTGCAGTTCTTACCCCAATAATTCAAAATAATAAATTAACTGATGTTAAGATAATATCAGGTGGTGTTGGATATTCTCAAGCATCTACTACAATCAGTGTTTTTTCAACTGGTAAAGGTGTTAAATTAAAATCAAATATTCAAAGTTGGAGAATAAATCTTTTCCATAAAGATCCGAATTTTACAAAAGATGATGGATTTATTACTGATGGTAATATAGGATTACAATATACTCATTTATATGCACCAAGAAAATTAAGAGAAGTAATTTATTCCGTAGACCAGTCTGGTAGAATATTATATGCTAGACCTGATTTAAGAAGAGTAAACAATAGCGAAATCCCATCAGAGTTTCATTCTCCTATAATTGGATGGGCATATGACGGCAATCCAATATATGGACCATATGGATACCTTACAAATCAGGGTGGAACTATTGCCCAGATGAAATCTGGTTATTCTTTAGATTTAAAAGAAGGTAGACCTCCTATTTCAATATATCCAGAAGGTTTCTTTATTGAGGATTATACTTATAGAGATGTTAGTGATAATACTGTCTTAGATGAAAATAATGGAAGATTCTGTGTTACTCCAGAATTTCCAAATGGTACTTATGCATATTTTGCGACTATTGATATTTCTGCAGCAGCATCTTCAGGACCATTTGATGGATATAAGGAACCGCAATTCCCATATTTAATTGGTGATAACTATAATTCTGTTCCTAATAGTTTTAATCACGATATTACTTCAAATCAAGATCAATATAATTTTGATGGGTGGTTTAGAAATACTCAACCTTATAATTTGATTAGTACTGAACTTAATTATAAGTATATTTCTATTCCTAATGATTTAAAACAGACTGTAGATATTGTTGGTACTACTCCAGGTACTATTACTAGTATTGGAATTCAAACTGGTGGTATATTACATCAAGTTGGTGATAAAGTTAATTTTGATAACACTAATACACAGGGTGTGGGTGCTGCTGCTAGAGTATCACATCTTGATGGAAAATCTGTAACTAGTGTTAGTGTTGCAAGTAGTGTAATTACTGGTGTAGAAATATATCCTTCTAATGTTGATGGAGAATATGAAATTGTATCTCCTTACCCCCACAATTTCTATAATACTGAATTACTTACTGTTAGTGGATTATCTACAACTTCATCCAAAATTGGTGGTACTTACAATATAGGTGTTAGTACTAATACATGGTCATTGACAGGTGTTGGTGATACTACAATTTCTGTAGATGCTGTATCAGCAACAGGAATAGTTACATTTTTAAATATTGCTGGTAATTTATCCAATAGTGTAATTAGAAGTAATGATATTTTAGGAATAGGAACTGAGCAAGTAAAAGTTTTAAATGTAGAACCATTATATTCTAGAATTAGAGTATTAAGGGAAATAGATGGTACTGTTGGATCAGCTCATTCTGTAACAACAGTTGTTTATGAAAGACCAAAGAGATTAACTATTAATGCTGGTTTTAATACAACTTATAATTCTAAAGTCAATAATGAACTTTATTTCAATCCTATTCATAGTGTTGGATTAGGAACTCTTACTGGAGTAGGTGTAGGAACTGTTATTGGTCTTAATAATCCAGGTGCAGGTATAAGCGAAATCTTTATTCCTACAAAATCTTTATATATTCCTAATCATGGGTTTGAAACAGGAGATAAACTTACTTATTCTGCAAATACTGGTCTTGGAATTTCTATTGCTTATAATTCTGGTGGGGCAGTATCAACCTTACCATCTACTGTCTATGTTGCCAGGATTAGTGAGGATTTAGTTGGTCTAGCAACAGTAAGAGTTGCTCTAGGTTCTACTGGTACCTTTAATGGCGTTGATAGTGGGTTTAAAGCGTCTACAACCCTCTTCTTTACTGGAATTGGTACGAATACCTATCATAGTCTTAAAACCACTTACAAACCCATAACTGGAGAAGTTTCTCAGCACATTGTTACAGTTGCTACTGCTCAAACTCATGGATTATCAAATAATGATATAGTTAATGTCTCAGTTAATCCTATTAATACTACAACACATATTGTTAAGTATAACAAGTATAATAGAAGACTTGTAGTTGATCCTAAGACAGTTGTTGCTGCTAATGTAAACATATCTAATAATTCATTTACTCTTGCTAATCATGGATATTTAACTGGTGATAAAGTTATTCATAATGGAAATGGTTTAACTGATAATAGAATTTATTATATTGTAAAAGTCGATAATAATACATTTAAATTATCTGAGACATATTATAAGTCTACTCAATTAAAACCAGTTATTGTTAATGTTACAAGTGCTCAAGATGCAACATTTAGTGCTATTAATCCACCATTAAAGGCATATAAAAATTCTACAGTAGAATTTGATTTGTCAGATTCATCTCTTTCTTATATTAATCAGGCAACATCTTATGCAGCATTTGAATTTAATTTTTATACTAATAAAGATTTCACAGAATTGTGGAATACAAGTAAAACAACTAGAAACTTTGAAGTTCAGAGAACTGGTACTCCTGGTATAAGTGCAGATGCTAAAGTTAGCTTAAAGGTAGATGAAAATATTCCTGAAATATTATATTATAAATTAGATCCTATTTCTGAAAGTGATTTACCTGATTTATATAAAAATATTATTATAGATCCTGTAATTACTGGTAGTGAGATTGAATTTAATAATAGCGATTATAATGGAGAATATTCAATTACTTTTGGATCTACTACTTCATTTGAGTATTCTATTCCAAATATACCTGAAAAGACTTCATATACCTCAACATCTTCAGATTTAAAATATAATACTACTTCTAAAACTGCTTTTGGTTCTATTAATAAATTTGAAATTACTAATGATGGGCAAAATTATTATACTCTTCCAGGTATTTCTAGCATTACTTCTAGAATAGGTAAAAATGCTTTAGTCGAAGCAAAGAGTAATACTATTGGAAAAATTACAAGAACTAAAATTAAAGATATTGGATTTGATTATCCTTCTGATCCTACATTGACACCTAGTGTTAATTTACCGCAATTTGTTACTATCGAAAGATTTGGAACTTTAGAGTCTGTAGGAGTAACTTCTGTTGGAAAGGCATATGGTATTGCACCAAAATTAATTGTTTTAGATGGTGAAACTAAAGAAGAATTACCTGGTGTTGATCTAAAATATACTTTAGGTAATTCTAAGATAGAAATTTTGAATAATAGTACAGGTATGTCTTTATTACCTCCAACTATTCTTCCTATTGAAAATTCAAATGGTGTTGGTATTAGTACTATTTCATATAATCCTAATACTGCTGATGTAACTGTTGAATTAAATGTTGGATTTAGTACTGCAGATACCTTCCCATTTAATGTAAATGATAAGGTGATGGTGGAGAATATAAGTGTTGGAGTTGGTTCAACTGGATTGGGATATAATTCTGTTAATTATAATCATCAGTTATTTACAATTACTGAAACTCATCCGAATATAGGTGGAATAGGAGCAACAGTTACCTATAATATGGGTACTTTAATTGGTGCTGGTAAAACTATTGGAGAGTTTGTACCTGCTAACTCTGCTGGTAGAATTATTCCTGAAAAAGATTTCCCAGTATTTGAAACAAAATTAACAACTACTGAATTCTTTGTAGGTGAAGAAGTTAAATCAAATTCTGCATCTGGTATAGTTGAATCTTGGGATACTAATGATGGTATTTTAAAAATATCTGCAAGAGGCAGTTTTGTAGAAAATGAAGTAATTAAAGGTCAATCTTCAAATACTCAAGGAACTGCATCTTCAATAACTTCATATGATGCTCATTTTGAAATGGGTGCATTTGCTAAAGTAGAAAAAGGAAATCAAACTGATTCAGGTGTCCTTAATTATAGTATGCAAAGAATCCAGGATAGTTTTTATTATCAGTGTTTTGCATATTCATTAAGATCTAAAGTTGATTTTGATACTTGGGATGATCTTGTAAGTAGTACTAATCATACTTTAGGATTTAGAAAATTCTCTGATTATCAATTAGAGACTAATGAAGAAATTAATGCTTCAGTAGGACTATCTACTAATTTAACTTCTTTTGAAGTTATTAATGATTTAATTGGAGTTGGGGATTTAAATTGTGATTATAATTTTGATTTAGTAAAAGAAAATTCATTAACATTAGATTATAAAATAGCATCTGATGAAATAATCTTTAATAGTAAAGTTCTTACTGATTATTTTGAATCAATTGGTAATAGAGTGCTTTCAATTGATGATATTAGTCCACAATTTAATAGTCATCCTAGAGCAACTGAATTTAGTGTTGCTGGAACTTTTAAATTAGCAAATACTCGTTCTGCAAAATTTATTACCTTTATAAGAGATAAGAGATTTATTGGACAAAGACAATTAATGGTTGTTGATCTTATTCATGATAGTTCTATTGCATATTTGAATCAGTACGGTAGAGTTGAGACTCAGTATGATCAAGGTTCTTTTGACTTTGTTATTTCTGGTAATGAAGGACAATTATTATTCTATCCTACTAAGTCTGCAGTTAATGACTATTGGGTCATGGCTCTTTCTTATAATATGAATGATAATTTCGTTGCTACTGGTGCTACAAGTTTGGGTGGAGTTGCAACCATTGATTCACAAAGTGTGCAAGTAGCGTCTGGTACCCCAACTACTATTGTAAGTATTGCTACTACATATCGTTCTATTAAATCACTTGTCAATATTACTGCAGATACAGGTCTTCAGAATAATGAATTTGAAATGGAAGAGTTGAATATTATTCATGATGGAACTGATGTAGAATTAATGGAGTTTGGACAGTTAACTACAACATTAACTCCTTGGGCTAATTCTGGTTTTGGAACTTATAGTGCTTATATTGATGGAGGTAATGTAAAGGTTGATTTCCATCCAAATGCAGGAATAGGAACAACTGCAGTAGTTAATACAGTAAATGTTGCTATGGCAGCAGCTGCAACTGGTATTGGAACTGCTGATTTAAAACATGCAAGAATAGAGGCAAGAACTACTGCAATTGCTTCTAATGCAAATCCAACACCTACAGTTATTGCAGATTTCCCAAGTCAAGTGGGAGCAACTGATCAAGCATATGATGCTGGATATTTCGTACTTCAGGTTACTGATACAACAAATAATAGATATCAGATGTCTGAGTTTATTGTTGTTGATGATTATGTTGAAGAACAGGGAACAGGTAATACTTATGATGTTGAGTTTGGTAATGTAGAAACAGTTGTTGGTCTTGGTACTTTTGGATCTAGATTGAATATTAATGCTGGAGCAACTACTAATATTGAAATTGTATTTACTCCACTACCAAATATTGATGTTACAGTTAATGCTTATACTAATGCATTAAGAATACAAGATGATAATAAGACTTCAATGAGTCTTGATGAAGCAGGATCAGTAAATGCATTCTTTGGTGATTATACTGGTACTGATAGAGATATTAAGAGAGCATTTAATTTAACACATAATAATTTTGAAATTTTCCAAAGAAGTTTTGAAGGAAATTCAAGTTCTATTGTTAGTGTTGATGCCAATACTATTAGCATTCCTAATCACTTCTTTGTAAGTGGTGAAAAGATTAAGTATGCACATGCTGGAGCAGGTTCTACTCAGGCAATAGAGATTACTAATACCAATTTCCCTGATTTAGGTGTATCTACTACTTTTGTACCTAGTGAATTATACGCTGTTAAGATTGATGCTGATAAGATTAAATTAGCATCTAGTGCTACAAATGCACTTAAGGTAGTTCCTGAGGTACTTGATATTACTAGCGTTGGTATTGGTACATCACATAGATTCGTTTCTACTAATCAAAATCCAAAAGTTATTGTTGCTTTAGATAATATTCTTCAGTCTCCAATAGTATCTACTGCACAAACTACTGTTCTTGCAGATGAAATATTCACAACTAATGATTTAATTCCATTTAGTGGTATAACATCATTCTTCGGAAGTGATCTAATACAGATTGAAGATGAAATAATGAAGATTGAAGGTGTGGGGATTGGTAGTACTAATATGGTAAGAGTTAGAAGAGGATGGTTAGGAACTCCACTTGCTGGATATGGAACTGGAACTTTAATTACCAGGGTAAATGGTAATTATAATATTGTTGATAACACACTTAATTTCTCTGAACCTCCTTATGGAAATATCCCAGAGAGTTCACCATTAAATCCACCAGATTCTAGAGATTGGGTAGGAATTTCTACAAGTTCTACTTTCCAAGGTAGATCATTTATGCGTAGTGGAGTTCCCAATACAACTAATGAAACTTATTATAAGAATTATATTTTTGATGATATTTCTGCTGGATTTAATGGTATTAATAAAGACTTTAGATTAAAATCAAAAGGTCAAGATGTATCAGGGATTTCTTCAGAAAATGGAATAATTTTAGTTAATGATGTGTTCCAAGGACCAGGTGCTGATTATAATTATCAACTGTCTGAAGCATCAGGTATTACTACAATAACCTTTACTGGAGGGGCACTTGATGTATCTACTTTAGATAGAGATGCCAATGCTACTAAGCGTCCTCTTGGTGGTACTATAGTTTCTGTTGGTTCAGTTGAAGGGTGGGGATATCAACCATTAGTTGCCGCTGGTGGTACTGCAATTGTAAGTACAGCAGGAACTATTACTTCTATTAGTATTGGTAACACTGGTTCTGGATATAGATCAGGAATTCAAACTGTTAATGTTTCAATTCAACAAGAAAGTCTTACTAGTATTGATAAAGTTGAAATTGGTACTGCTACTGTATCTGATGGACATGTAACAGGAGTTGCACTTACTAATTCTCAAGTATTCTATAAACCCAGAAGTATAACCAATGTAGGATATAGTTCAATAACAGGTATAACTGAAATCAAGACATTCCAACCTCATGGTTTAATTCAAGGTGATGAAGTTAGTCTTTCTGGAATTGCATTTACATGTACTTATTCTGGTCCTAAGTCAATTACAGGATTTGCTTATAGTGCATCAACTGGAATTGCAACAGTAACAACATCTGGTTCTCATGGATATGAAACTGGTAAGGATGTGATATTTACTGGTATTGGAATGACTTGTGGATTAGATAATGGTGCTACTGATCATTTCTACCCAAGAGGTGAAGATTATGCTTATAATAATTCAGTAGCAATTGCTGCCACAACATCTAATAGTATTACACTTGATGTTGGAGTTTCTGGAAAGAATGACCAATATACACATGCCTTTGTTTCAGCAACTACTGGTGCAGTGAAGAGTGGTGGTGATTATAGACATATATTTGCAAGTTCTACTTCAAATTCAATTAGTATTGCTAATACTACAAGAACCTTAACACCAACTGATGCGGCATATAATGCTGCTGTAGGACTAGTAACATTTACTGTTTCTAATCATGGATTGTTTACTACAGATACTGTTGGAGTTTCAACAAATGCATTAGAATTTAGATGTGAGATGGATGATTACTCATCATTACATTCATATCCTCGTACAACTGATCCTATTCATAATACTATGGTAGCAGTTGCTGCTACAACAGCAAATACCTTTACTATTGATGTTGGTACATCTCCATTAGTCAGTCATAATGTTTCTGGTGCAACTTATGATGCTGCTTCGGGAATTATGGTATTAACCATTGGTGCTCATACTTTAAAAACTGGAACTAGTATTAAACTTGATACCGAATCTTTAGCATTTACATGTTCTAAAGATGGTAATGCAACTACACACAAATATCCAAGAAAACCTGATCCATATTATGCTGGTACAAAAGTTACTCAGGTTAATAGTGCAACTGAATTCGTAGTTAATGTTGGTATATCTACTGTTGAAACATTCTATAAGAGTGGAGGAAAAGTACAGGGAGTAATTGTTGCTCCAAGACCTACTGATGCTGCTGCTGGTAGGACAACTGTTTTAAGTATTATTGACAATAATACATTTAGTGTTAATAGTGGAGTATCAACCAGAACACACTTCTATGCTCGTTCTGGTAAGGTTCAAAAACCTTTAGATGTGGTATTTGATTCTCCTCTTTCTTATGACGATATGCCATTAGTTTATGCTAATGGTGAAGCAGGATTTGGAACTGCAGGAAGAGTTGATGTTCAAGTTGGTCAAGGTTCTAGTGTAATTGATTTTGAAGTTGTTAATACTGGATATGGTTATGGAGCTGGTGATATCCTAACAGTTCCTATCGGTGGAACAACAGGAATTCCAACTACATATGGATTCCAAGAATTCCAACTTACTGTCACAGAAGAATTTACTGATGAATTTACAGGATGGTCTATCGGAACTCTTGATATGCTTGATAACTTTGACAATAAGTTTGATGGTAGTACTCAGTCATTTAGAATTAGTAAAGCAGGAACATTAGTTTCTATTAGATCTTCTGCTGGTTCTAATATTAATGTTGAAGATGCTCTTCTAGTCTTTATAAATGATATTTTACAAGTTCCTGGAAGAGGATATACATTTAGTGGTGGTAGTGTAATTACCTTTACTGAAGCACCTAAAATTGGTGATACATCTAAAGTTCTATTCTATAAAGGAACTGGTGGTATGGATGTTGTATTTAAAGATGTTTTAGAAACTGTTAAGAAAGGAGATAAATTGACAGTTGGATATGATCCTTCTAAAGGACAAAAAGCTTCTTTACAGGAAGATCCTAGAATAGTTACTAGTATAGATGCTACTGATCTTGTAACTACTAATCCATACTTTGGACCTGGTAATACTACAGATGAAAGTATGATGAGACCTGTAGTATGGTGTAGACAGACTGAAGATGAAATTGTAGATGGAAAAGAAATTGGAAAAGATAGATCTTTGTATGAACCAATCATTTATCCTTATGGTTATCTTACAAAATCTGTTGGTATTGGATCAACATCTGTTTGGGTTGATAGTTTAAGACCATTATTTGACGCAAATAATGAGAATGAGACTGATACTGGTTTCCAGAATAGTATAAGATTGATTTCACAAGATACAGTCGTTTCTGCTGCTGCTACTGCAGTTGTTTCTGGATTGGGTACCATTTCATCTATAGTACTATCAACAGGCGGTAGAGGGTATTCTACGACCCCTACAGTGAGCATTGCTTCAACCATAGGAATTATTACCAGTACTATGGCAATGGCAGAGGCAACATTAACTAATGGAGTTGTAAGTGGAGTTGCCGTAACGAGTCCTGGAGTTGGATATACAAATACTAATCCTCCTTTGGTTCTTATTACTCCAACTATAGCAGTTGATGAAAAGAATAAAGTTTCTAGTTACGCAGGTGATTCTGGAGTGATTGTTGGATTTGGTATTACTACTGTTTCTTCACAAGATCAACTTATATTTGATTTGTTTATTCCATACGATTCCTATCTAAGAGAACCTGCTTTGGTGGGAACTGCTCAGACATTAAGTAGTTTGATGGGTCATGATCGTTTCGTTGTTTATAATTCAAATGTTGGTTCTGCAGTGACCTCAATAACTTCTCAAGATAGTGCAGGTTCTAATACTGTTGGAATAGGAAAATCCTATGTTGATAATGTTTATGAAGTGAAGAGTGTAGAATTTATTCCTAAGAATATAGTTGGTATTAATACAAATGTTACTAGAGTATTTGTAAATGTTTCTAGTCCTATTACATACGGTTCTGGAATTTCAACTTCTGATTACTTTGGTTCATTTAGTTGGGGTAGAATTAAACTTGATGGAAGACAACTTGAAAATGCTTTTACAGCAGAAACTCTAAATGGTACTACTGGTATTAGCACTTCCACACTTGTCGAAAGGACTAATCCTTTGAAGTTTAAAAATTATACAGTATAACCTAGATAAATAAAAAGAAAACTGTTTAACAATGGCGGCCATAATAACTGATCAGATAAGAATATTAAATGCAAAGAACTTTGTTGCGGGTGTAACTACAGGTACTAATGCTTATTATTCTTTTATAGGTCTACCAAATCCTACTGATTATCAAAGTGATTGGGATAGTAATCCACCGTCACCTAAAGATAATTTTGAGGAAGAGGATGATTATTGGGATACTATGATTGCATTGAAGAAAATCAATGCAGGTGATGTTAGACAGGTTGTACGAAGAAGATTATGGTCTTCTGGAAATACCTATGACATGTATAGGAATGATTATAGTAGATCTAATACTGCAAAGATATCTGGAGCAACTAATCTATATTCTGCATCATATTATGTTGTTAATAGTGATTATAGAGTTTATGAGTGTCTTCAGAATGGTACAGATCCAGAAAATCCTAATGGAAAACCTTCTTTAGATGAACCAACATTTACTGATTTAGAACCAAGGTCTGCTGGTAGTAGTGGTGATGGATATATTTGGAAATATCTTTATACTATTAAACCAAGTGATATTGTAAAGTTTGAATCAACAGACTTTATTCCTACTCCACCAAATTGGAGTACTAATACTGAAGATGCTGCTGTAAGAGGCAATGCAGTTGATGGTTCACTTAAAATTGTTACCATCACTAACCGTGGTGTTGGATTAGGGACTGCTGGTGAAACTTACACTAGAGTTCCTATTAAAGGTGATGGTACTGGTGCAGAATGTACTATTGTAATTAATGCAGAATCAAAAGTTGGAAGTATAGAAGTTTCTAATCAAGGTTCTGGATATACTTACGGTAATGTAGATTTAGTGGCAGGTGGTGTTCCTACAGGTACAACAATACCTACCTTTGATGTTATTACATCTCCTCCAGGAGGTCATGGAGCTGATGTTTACAGAGAACTTGGTGCATACAATGTTCTTTTATATTCTAGAATTGAAAATGATAATGAGAATCCTGATTTTATTACAGGAAATCAAATAGCAAGAGTTGGAGTAGTTGAAAATCCTAAAGTTCCTGGAAGTCTCACAGAAAATTTAAGTATTGATAAGGCAAGTGCTTTACATGCTCTTAGATTGACTGGTATTGGATACAGTACTGCTACATTTACACCAGATTCTTATGTTACACAAACAGTAGGAACAGGTCAAACTGCAGCAGGAAGAGTTGTTAATTATGATCAAACTACTGGTGTTTTAAAGTATTGGCAAGATAGAACAATTGCAGGATTTAATACTGTAGGTACTGCACAAACTAATCCTACTTGGGGATTTGAATTATTAGAATTTACTAGTACCCCATCTGGAAATGGAAATGTTACTATTGTTCCATCAAGTGGTTCAAACTTAGGTATTGATACTACTTTTACAGGTATAAGTACCTCAATAAATAATAAGACATATTACCTTGGTCAATTTTTTAATAATGGTCTTGCATCTCCTGAAGTTAAACAGCATTCAGGAAATATAATATATGTTGATAACAGACCTTCTATTACTAGGTCTGCTAACCAAAAAGAAGATATTAAAGTTATTTTGCAGTTCTAAGTAATCATGCCACAGCAAACCAATCTAGATGTATCGCCATATTTTGACGATTATAACCCTGCTGATGAGTTCCATCGGGTATTATTTAAACCTGGATATCCTGTACAGGCAAGAGAGTTAACAACTCTTCAGTCTATACTGCAGAATCAGATTGAAAAGTTTGGTCAACATTTTTTTAAGGATGGTGCCAAGGTAATACCTGGTAACACTTCTTATAATAATGATTATCGTGGTATTCAGTTAAACAATTTATATCAAGGTATTCCTGTAGCTGCTTATGTAGATCAATTAATCGGTACTAAAATTACAGGAGAATCTTCAGGTGTAACTGCAGTTGTTAATAAGGTATTATTAGATCAAGATTCTGAAAATGGCAATTTAACTTTATATGTAACTTATATTGGTTCAAGTACTGCTAATAACTCCACTGTTACTTTTGCTGATGGTGAAGAATTATCTTCAGATACAACAATTACTTCTGGTTTATTAGGAAATACTGCCATAAGTGCAGGTACTCCATTTGGTTCTACTATCTCTGCTGATGCTGCAATAACAGGTTCTTCTTTTTCTATTCAGGAAGGTGTATATTTTGTTAGGGGTCAATTTGTTCAATGCCAAACAGGAACTCTGGTATTAGATCAATATTCAAATAATCCTAGTTATAGAATTGGATTTTTTGTTAATGAGGAAATAATTACATCTGATTTAGACGAATCTTTAAATGATAATTCTCAAGGATATAATAATTATAGTGCTCCTGGTGCAGATAGATTAAAAATATCTTTAACTTTATTCAAAAAAAGTTTAACTGATGAAGATGATACTAATTTTATTGAATTAGGTACTGTTACTGATGGAGTATTAAAGACTATTCCTAGACAAGGATTTGGTGTAGGTCCAAATGGTGGTGTATTTTATGAGGATTTAGAAGATACACTTGCTAGAAGGACTTATGACGAATCTGGAGATTATTATGTAAAACCATTTGATGTTACCTTAAGGGAATCATTAAATGATAATATTGGTAATAGAGGACTTTACCAAGAAGGACAAATAACTCCAATGGGAGGTACTCCTTCAGACGAATTGATGATTTATAAAATTTCTGGAGGTAAAGCATATGTTAAAGGTTATGAGGTTGGTACTCCTCAACCAACAATATTAGATGCTGCTAAACCAAGAACTACTAAGATTATTAAAGATGAGGGTATACTTTATAATACAGGTGCTGCTCTTAAAGTAAATAGAAGTTTTGGTGCTCCTATAGTTGGTGTTGGTAATACATATGTTTTAAGTTTACAAGATCAAAGAACTGCTGCAAACCAAACTACAGCACAGGGAACAGAGATTGGAGTAGCAAGAGTATATGATTATAATTTAGAATCTGGTTCTTATGATGCTGCAAATGCTAATGTAAATCAGTGGGATATTTCTTTATATGATGTTGAAACCTATGTAACTTTAACATTGAATGAGGGTATTACTTTATCAACACCAACATATATTAAAGGTACTAAGAGTGGTGCAACTGGTTTCCTTAGAACTGCTGCTTCTGCTACAAATTCATTAACCCTCTATGGAGTTAATGGTGAGTTTATTGTAGAAGAACCACTTCTTTTCCCAGGTAAAAACGAAGATGGAACTTCTGTATCAAGAGTAGTTACTGCAGTTGATGTTAAAAGTATTAATGATGTAAAATCTATATTTGGTAAAGTTGGTGGTGGAAATACATTTGCTGCTGATGTAATACAGTCAGTTGGATCTTTTATCGGTATTGGTAGTATTACTGCTGCTTCAAGTGGTCTTAGTACTATTACAAGTACAAATGAACTATTCCCTGGTACTCTTGTATCCGTAAATAATTTACTTAAATTTAGTAATACTGCTCAATCAGACGATCCAACTTATGGTCAAGTTACTGCAGTTGGAACTAATACTGTTACAATAAAAGCAGTTGCAGATGTAAATGGAGTAGTTAATGGTAATCTACCAACTGCATCTTTACAAGTTACTGATTTAGAAGTTTTGACTACTGAGTTGGATGCATCTTCAGATGATACTTTATTTACGGTGCTTCCTAAACCAAATATCGCAACAGTTGATAATACAAAGGGAAGTATAACAATAAGAAAGAAATTTGCTGTTGATATAGAGAATGGTCAGTTAAAATCAAATACAATTCCTACTACAGGAACTAATGAGACATTCTTACCATTTGATGAGGAAAGATATATTCTTATAAGGTCTGATGGCACTACAGAATCTTTAACTGCTAATCAGTTTGTATTTACTGGTGGAACACAATTACAGATTTATGGATTAGGTTCTGATGATCAAGATGCTACATTACTTACAGCAATAACTAAACTTAAACCTACTTCAAAAGAAAAAATTAAAGATAGGGTTAATTCTATTGTAGTTACCAAGTCAACAATTGGTGGTTCTGGTATTAATACTTCAGGTATTGGTAATACTACTTTAAATGATGGATTGGAATATGGAAATTATCCTTGGGGAACTAGAGTTCAAGATGAAGTTATATCTTTGAACACTCCTGATATTATTAAAGTTCATGGTATATTTGAATCATCTACTACAGGTGATGCTTCTGCACCAACTGCTGTTTTATCTTCTCTTACAAGTGCTTCTACAACAACAGAAGAGTTTATAGTTGGTGAGCAAATAGTAGGACAGACTAGTGGAGCTATTGCTATTGTTGCTGAAAAGCTAACAGCAAGTCAGATCAGTTTCATTTATGAAAATGAAAAAGTTTTCATAGAAGGAGAAATTGTAGCAGCAAAAGAGTCATTAATACAAGGTAATGTAACTACTTTAGAATCTACTAGTTATGATATAAGTAAAGAATTTACTTATGATAGTGGTCAGGAAGGAAGTTTCTATAATTATGGATTCCTCATTAGAAATTCAGGTGTTGATGCACCAACTCATAAGTTAAAAATTTACTTTATGAGTGCATCTTATGATTCTACTGATACTGGAGATGTAACAACTGTTGAATCATATAGAAACTTTAATTATTCTACGGAAATTCCTTCTGTTAATGGTATTAGGAACAGTGATATTATTGATATAAGACCTAGAGTTTCTACTTATACAGTTGCAGAAAATAGTCGTTCTCCTCTTGAATTTGATGGTAGAACATTTAATGGTGCTGGTAATTCTGCTGGTGCTATGCTCCAATCAGATGGGTCTATTTTAACCACTTATTCATACTATCAAGGAAGAATAGATAGAATTTTTGCTAATAAAGAAGGTGTTTTCCAAGTGGTATATGGAACACCATCAGACAATCCATCAAGACCACTTCCAGTTGATGATGCTATAGAGATTGCAACAGTATCTCTTCCACCATATCTTTATGATGTTTCTCAATCCTCTATTAAGTTTTTAGAGTATAAGAGATATCAAATGCAAGATATCCATAAACTTGATACTAGAATTAAGAATTTAGAATATTACACGGCATTATCTTTATTGGAAACTAATACTTCCAATATGTTTGTTTCAGATTCAGATGGACTTAATAGGTTTAAGTCTGGTTTCTTTGTTGACAATTTCTCATCATTCGTTGCACAAGAAACTAGTGAGGGAGTTAAGAACAGTATCGACCCTAAAAGAGGAGAATTAAGAGCATCGCATTATACAACTTCTATTGACCTAATGACTGGTCCTGTAGAAGGTGTTATTCCAGATCAAGATAAGAATTTTACAACTCCTGAAGGTGTTAATATAAGAAAAGATAACGGTATTATTACTCTAGATTATTCTGAGATTGAGTGGATTAAGCAAGTTTTTGGAACTAGAACAGAAAGTGTAACTCCTTATGTGGTATCTTACTGGGCTGGATCTTTAACATTGAATCCAGAATCTGATACTTGGGTTGATCAAACTAGATTAGAAGCTCGTGTTATCAATAGAGAAGGTAATTTTGCAGAAACAGTAGCAGAATTATCAAGAACAAGAGGATTTGATCCACAGAATGGATTTGGTCAAACTGTATGGAATTCTTGGGAGACATTCTGGACTGGAGTTGGAAGAGAAGTGGAAGAACAGCATTTTATTGGTAATGTGAGATGGAGTAGACGAGGTAACTTTAGAATTGGAGAGCGTGTACTTGCAAGGGCAAACTTTAGAGATGTTGAAAACAGACAAAGAAGAACTGGTGCAAGAATGGAAGTTAGAGAGCAGTTTGATACTGTATCTCAAGGAGATAGGACTATAAGTAGAAGTTTAATTCCATTTATGAGATCTAGGAATATTGAGTTTAGTGCAAAATCATTAAAACCATTAACCAGAATATATGCTTTCTTTGATTCTCAAAGTGTTTCCGAATTCTGTGTACCAAAATTAATTGAAATTAATATGATTGACGGTACATTCCAAGTAGGGGAAACTGTAAGAGGAGTAAATTTATCAAATAATAGTGCAGGAACTGGAGCATCTAATCTTATTACTTTTAGAGTTGCTCAAGCAAATCATAGAGAAGGTGAATACAATCTTCCAACTAAGACATATCCAGATAATCCTTATACCTTACAACCACTTTCATCAGAGTATTCGTCTACTTCGACATTAATTAATGTAGATACATTCTCATTAGCTAATATCAATCAACCAGAATATAGTGGTTATGTACAGAATCAAATGATTCTAGTTGGTCAGAGTAGTGGTGCTCAAGCAAGAGTAAGTAATGTTAGAATGGTTTCTGATATTACATCTGCACTTCAAGGTTCATTCTTTATTCCTGATACAACAGTAAATCCATCTGCACCTAGATTTGAGACGGGTAATAAGTTGTTTAGACTTACTAGTGATGAAGAAAATGGTTTAGGTTCTTCGACAAGGGGTGAAGAAGAATATAGAGCAGAAGGATTCCATGATGTTGTACAAGAAACTATTATTTCTACTAGAAATGCTACTGTAGAATTGAATGAGTTAACTGAAGAAAGATCACAAACAAGAAGAGAACAGACTACAGCATGGACTAATACAAATAATTGGCAAACAATGGCAAGACAAAGAGTAGGAGGAGATCCACTTGCTCAAACATTTACTGTAGACGATAACACTGGAATCTTTATAACCAAGTGCGATGTCTTCTTTAGAACTAAAGATGATATGGATGTTCCTGTTAACTTCTCTATCAGAACAGTAGTTAATGGAATTCCTACTACAAAAATGGTTCCAGAGACAGAAGTTATTTTAGATCCTAGTGATGTTAATGTTTCTAGTGATGGTTCTTTTGCTACTACATTCCAATTTAAATCACCAGTTTACTTAGAACCAGAGCAAGAATATGCTATCGTTTTATTATCAAACTCAGCAAAATATGAAGTTTATATTTCTAGAGTTGGTGAAAATGATTTAATTACTGATTCATTTGTGGGACAACAACCATTCTTAGGATCTCTATTTAAGTCTCAGAATGCTTCTACATGGGAACCAAGTCAGTGGGAAGATCTTAAATTTACTCTTTATAGAGCAGATTTTCTTTCAGATGGAACTGTTGAATTCTATAATCCAGAATTATCTTCAGGAAACGGTCAAGTTCCATTACTTGAGGAAAATTCATTATCATTTACTTCAAGACAATCAAGAGTTGGATTGGGAACAACAATTGCTGATGGTGGTCTTAGAGTCGGTAATGTGGTTATACAGGCAGGAACTAATGCTACAGGAAATCTTGCAGGATTTGCAGGAACTGCCATTGGATTGAATATAATAAATCCTGGTATTGGATATACACCTAGTAGTGGTACTTTAGGATTCACTGGAGTTAATTTGGTTACTGTAACTGGTGGTGGAAGAGGAGCAACTGCTAATATTACAGTTACTGATGGTGTTATTGCTAATGCTGTTATAACTGGTACTGGTGGAGGTGGATATCAGATTGGTGATGTTGTAGGTTTCAATACTCTTGGAGTTGCTGCTGTTGGAAGAAATGCAAGACTATCAATAGTCTCTATTGGTAATACTAATGAAATAATTCTGGACCAAATACAAGGCAATTTCGCTGTTGGTGCTGCTCAAACTTTATCTTATATTAACAATTCAGGTATTACAACTGAATTAAACTTTGAAAACGGTTTAGGTGGAGATGTTCAAGTTACCTCTAATAATGTTATAAGTGATGGTTTACATGTTAAAGTAAATCATAAGAATCATGGAATGTATTCTCATGAGAATAAAGTTACTCTTTCGGGAGCAATTTCTGATATCAAACCAACAAAATTAAATGTTGCTTATAATGTAGATAGTACAGGTGGAATATCAGTTTCAGATCCTTCACAGTTCTTAGAGTTTGAAAATGTTGGTGTAGGAACCACTAATGCAGGATATCTTAAGATTGAAAATGAAATTTTAGAATACCAGTCAGTATCTGGTAATTTGATTAATATTACTGGAGCAAGAGGTTCAGATAAGTTTAATTATCCTGTAGGAACTCCTGTTTATAAGTATGAACTTAATGGAGTAAGTTTACATAGGATCAATAGAACTCATGATGTATTATCTGTTCCTGATATTGATTTTGAATCATATAATATTAAGATTGATATGTCTGATGAAGGTGTTGATAGAACTGTTGCTGGTTATCCTTTACTTTATGCAGGAAAAACTAAGTCTACAGGTGGAGTAGAAGTAAGAGCAACTCAAAATATTCCTTTTGAAATTATTACTCCAGTTGTTGATAATATTACACTACCAAGAACTACTCTTACTGCAGAAGTACGGACTACTACTGGTATTAGTATTGATGGTGATGAGGATCAGTGGTTGGATGAGGGATTTGAATCTGTTTCGATTAATGAAACTAATTATCTAGAAACTCCTAGATTAATTGGATCTAAAGTCAACGCAGATGAGTATTTGACACAAGTGAAAGGTAAAAAGTCATTGAATTTGAGATTAGCATTGTCTAGTGGAGATTCTCGTATAAGTCCAGTAGTTGATTCTACCAGAATTAATACAATTCTTACTTCTAACAATATTAATCAACCTATTACTGATTATGCAAATGATAGTAGAGTTAATTCTCTTACAGATGATCCTAATGCGTGTCAGTATGTATCGCAAGAAATGATGTTAGAAAATGCTGCATCTTCAATCAAGATACTATTAGATGCTCATGTGAATGAAAATGCTGATATTAGAGCATTCTATGCTATTAATAGTACTGAAGGAAAAGTTCCTATCTTTGTTCCTTTCCCTGGTTATAGTAATATTAACCGTAAGGGTGAAATAATTGATAAGAGGAATAATGATGGTAAGTCTGATAAGAAAGTTATAAAGAGTAATACCTATGCTTTTGAAGATGTTGATTTTACGGAGTATACCTTTAGTGTTGATAACTTACCATCATTTAAGACTTATAGAATTAAGTTAGTAATGACTTCTACAAGTCAAGTTCATGTTCCGAGGGTCAAAGATCTTAGGGTTCTAGCATTAGCTTGATATGCAGAATGTAAAAAACAATAGGGATCTTGCGAGAGATCCCAAAACAAATTCTATTGTTAATGTGAATGATTTGGAATATCAAAAGTATATTTCTAGTCGTTCTGTTAAACAAAAAAAGAATGAAAGTCTTGATAGTATGAAAAATGATCTTGATAATATGAAAAATGAAATGAACGAAATCAAATCACTACTTAAGGAATTAGTCAATGGCAACTAGAAAAATAACATTTGATCCAGATGCAGGAGTACCAGTTGCTTCTAATTTGACCATTTATGGTGGTACGGATTTTAATACAACATTTAATGTAGTTGATGTTGCTAACGCTGGATACGGTTTTACTGCTGGTTGGGGTGTTTCCTCACAAATGATAAAAAGTTCTGGTATAGGAGCAACAACTGTCCCTACAGCAAGTTTTATTGCTGGTATTAATACTATTACAAATCAAATAACAATAAATTTACCAAAGGCACTCACTGGTATCATAACTGAAGGAAGATATGAGTATAATGTTTTAGTAAGTTCTGGAGTAGGTACTGTTTATAATATAGTAAACGGTAATATACTGGTATATTCAGGCATATCATCAGCACCATAAATATATTGAAGGGGTACTATTCTCAATGGCACAACCAGCAAGTAGATCAGACTTAATAAATTATGCTAAGAGGCAGTTAGGTGCTCCTGTGCTGGAGATTAATGTCGCTGATGAACAAGTAGAGGATATCTTAGATGATTCTATCCAATACTTTCAGGAAAGGCATTTTGATGGCGTAGAACGCACTTATTTGAAGTATAAGTTGACTGAGGAAGATGTTAAAAGAGGAACTGCAAATCTTGGTGAAAATACAAATAATGCAGCAGGTATAACAACCATGACTGCAGAAACCACTATTAATGGTTCTGCAATTCAATTTGATTGGTCAGAAAATAGTAATTATTTACAAGTACCACCAGAGGTTATAGGAGTATATAAGATATTTCATTATGATGGCACTAACACTGCTACTAATAATATGTTCAGTGTTAAGTATCAGTTATTCTTAAATGACATTTATTATTGGGGATCGACTGAGATATTAACTTATGCAATGACAAGAAGATATCTAGAGGATATTAACTTCCTATTAACAACAGAGAAGCAAATAAGATTTAATCAGAGAATGGATAGATTGT